GGGTCATCAATGATTAATAAATCTGCACCACGACCAGTCATTGCAGCACCCACCCCAGCTGCAAAATATTCCCCGCCAGCACTCGTTTCCCATCGTCCAGCTGCTTGGCTATCCTGTTTCAGATCCGTGTTTGGGAAAACATCGCCGTAGATGGGATCGGCAATTAAATCACGAACCTTCCTACCGAATCTTACCGCAAGTTCCGTGTTCATGGTAGCCTGTATGATTTTTAACTTAGGATTACGGCCCAGGAACCACGAAGGCATGAGATAAGATGCAAGTTCTGACTTAGAGTGTCGAGGAGGCATATTGATAATCAGACGTTTTAAGTTACCCTCTGCGATAGCTTCAAGTTTTTCTGCAATGATTTTGTGATGACGCCCAACGATAAAATTCTCATATACATGAAGGGCGTAAGCCAAAAAGTTTTTTTGAGCTTTATCACGAGTGTCCAATTTCTTTTTCTGTTGTTCAAGCAGAAACAGTTCATGTAACACCTCTTTAGGAAGTGTGTCTAAATTCATTTAACCAAAGTAAAATCCTGCAAGGAACGAGTAACCCCAAATCCCTATTACAAGATATATCCATTCTTTTTCGTTCATACCCAAACAATAATATATCTGAATGAATTTATCAATCAAGCATATAAAGGTTGCAACAGTAACACCGTACCCTATAAATTTACCCCTCCCCCCTTTTTGTTTTTTCATATTCATTCTGTTTATGTTGGAGTAACCCCTTGGTGGGGGTGGGGGTAAAATGAATTGAGAAACGCAATGCTTATTCGTGTTCGCTGTCGCTCACGTTATATCGTTTTGCGTTTCTCAATTCATTTTCTAGTCTGTCGGTTTTTTGACACTCAGAGCGTCAAAAGTTTGACAAGGTGTCAAATTAATGACACCTTGCTTCGTGGCGATTTAACGCCCACACAGAGGAAGAAGTTATTTATATGCCTCCTCCTTTACAAGTACCTTTTTAAGTTCCTCTTCCTCTTTAACCAATAATGATCGCTTATCTATCAACTCGCTAATTAAATCTGCTAACTGCATTTGCTTACCAAGATTGATAAAAAGTTTTGATTGAAGTTCAATATATTTTCCGTTTAACTGCATGGCTTTCCCCTTTCATTTAAAATAACCATACTATTAATATAATCCCATATTATCCTATGTCAAGGTTTTTGATAATTATTTTTAACTTTTTTTATCGAGATGAATTTGGTATGATGCCTTCGGTGGCTCCTGGCTCCTGCGTCCCGGTACCCGGATCCAGAGGCGTTAGCAAAAAAGGATCGCAGAAGTGCAAAGCCATATGGTTATTTTATTGGTTAGTTGCACTTCTGCGATCCTTTTCTTGGTTAGCTGAGTCGGTGACTAATCAGACTTTGGTTTGTGATGCCTCATGACTCCAGCCAATTTGATCTCTGCCATTCGTGCGGGGATCACGACTTTGCGATTACAGTCATTACAACAACGCCCATCATCGATAGGTTGAGCATTGTTTCCTTGATCCCAGAACATCACGCCTTCTTCTGTGTATTGTTTTTCTATTTCTTTTTTGCAAATGCAACATTCCATTTGATTCTCCTTTGTTTATTTCTTTCAGTATAAGAATTTCTGGGAGCTTGTCAAACACTTTCTGCTGCACCCCCAGACCCGGCAGCTGTCTCCTGGGAAGCTCCGTGGAAAAGGATCGCAAGGCTCACAGAGTTCCCCTTGCGATTCAAGATGTTTGGGTGTCCGCACGCACCCGGATCCAGACGCCTGGAAGCTCCGGGGCAAACGGATCACAGAGTTGCAAAGATTGGAATTGATTCATGTAAATTGCAACTCTGTGATCCGTTAATTTATCGCTTGACACAGTCCTAGAATTTCTTATACTGAAAACATAACCATTTATAAAAGGAGAAATAAAAATGGCATCTTATCCAATTTGGAACAAAGTCACGGCTTGCATTTATAAAGGAGCGAAGAGCTACGGGGTCAAACAAACAGGAGACGTTTCGGTTTATGTCGGATCATCTGCCAGGAACTCGCACCACTTTTTGAATCATACAACAACCATGAGAGAGCGAACCAACGGAGATCGTGAGTTTCGTTTCTATGTTGACGGCGTTCTTATTAAGAGGGTGTTACTTCCAAAGGGTGGGGTTGATCTAGTCAAGTTGAAGAATGTCCCCGAAGATTTAACCACGGGCAAGATTATCCACAAGGACGACATCACACTTATTGACGACCAAGAACCAGAGGCGTGAGCTTCTGGTTTTTTTCTTTTTTTTATTTCCCTTCCACAAAAGTCGCAAAGGATCGCAGAGCGACCATTTCATTTCCTTTGCGACTTGATTCTCGCTACACGATTCGCAGTTTCTAACACCCGCACCAGATCTCCGTGATCCAGGTAACCTGGAAGCTCGGTGGACAGAGAAGGCTTGCAGAGGTTGACAGAGATAAAAGTGCAGAGTTTACCACCATCAAACAAAAATAGATCAGAGGTCAAAGGATCACGAATCAGGAAAAAAGAAATGTAATTATTGGCTTGTATTCTCAAATGTATTGATATCTGTGACTTTTCCACAGTTATCCCATTTCCTTTTATTGGCGATTTTAACTCAATAAACAAGGGCAAATTGTCAGTTATTATTATCAAATCTGGAAAACCAGAGTTAAATTTATTTTCAATTTTTTGTATAAAACTACCTTTCGGTAATTGTTTTTTCAGATTTAAAAAAAAGTTTTTTTCTTTCATTTGTTGTTGACTAATATATTAATATATGGGATAAATTATTATAGCATAAAGGAGATAATATGTTTTGTAGAAATAATAATACACCATTTACTTCGGAAGACCAAAAGTTTTATTTGTCTCCAATTTATTGGATCGAAGATATAATGGAAGAGCAAGAAGAAACGACAGTTTATGTTAACAAAAAATATGGAGGAACAATTGAAAGCAATTGAAAATTTAAAAATAGAAGTCATAGCGACTTATGAAAATCCAAACCAACCTAACGAACACATACCTCAAGAAATTTTTCAGATGAAAGTTATTGAAGATGTGTTGAAAAGTGAAAAGAAAATAATTGAATGGGTCAGACTTTTCATTGATCAACCAAGAGAGAACTTAGTCAAGTTGTCATTATGTTTTATTTGTCCAGAGGAAATTTTGGAAAAGTATAAGACTATCAGAGATATTGTGTTCACAAAGAATGGAAAATTTTATTTTGATAGAGGTACATTGAATGGCTAACTTACAAAATAATTTATTGGTAGAGGTCGAGCAAGAGCTTGACCTCTATCTTAATAAAGAGGGAATGACTAACAAGCAAGCTCTTAAAGAGATTGAAAAAAAACATGGGTCGTTCTTCAAAGATTTAGCTCAACAATTATTAGATGAAAGAAATAATCATTGGGTTGAATTCCACAAAACTAACCGAAGCTTACAACAAGGAGATTAATATGAATTTATCAAAAGCTTTTTTAAAATCAATCAGACCAAAATTCCAAGAGAAGTTAGACGAACTTGGAAAAGAATTAAATTTAAAATTTGACTTGCAGAATTGTTCTTTCACTAGCAACAGATGTTCATGGAAAATTGAAATGATGACAGAGGGTGGCAAGACTAAAGAGCAAGAAGACTTAGAAACTATGTCAAGAGTTTTTGGTTTAGACCTAGATAAAGAAGTTGAAGATCGCAATCATATCTTCAAACTTTGGGGTTTCAAAACTAGAGCAAGAAAAAATCCTTTTATTATTCAAGCAATAAATAGTTTTGACATGAACACAGGTGAACCAAAGAAATTTATTATTTCAGAGGAACATGCAAAGAGAATGTTTGGAGTAGAAAATAAAAAAGGTAATTTAACTCAAGTTGCACATTAATCAAAGTTAGGCATGAGTAATCGTGCCTAATCTTGAATAATGTAATGAAAGGAGAAATGATGACATATTACATAAGAGTCAGAGCAGAATTTGTTGGCTATTACACCATTGAAGCAGAGAATATCAATGTAGCAGAACGATCGGCTAGACAAAGATGTAGAGATGAAATGATTGGTAATGGAATGGATTTACATTTTGATTACGATCATATTGATGAACAAGAAACTATTGATGTAATGTTTGATAGTGATAAGGAGGAGAAATGAGTACAGTAAAAAATTCAGGGTTTGTTAACGAAGATACTTTTTGGTTTGAATACAAAAAGTATAGTGTTCGTATAGAACAATCAAAAGAAACAGATCGCAATCTTCACCTCTATGTTTATGATACAGAAAACATGGAACAAGGTGGAGATTGGATAGATAGATTAATCATTGAAAAAGGGAGAATATAATGAGCCTTGAAAAAACATATAAAGATGATCATGACAAGTTCATGGAGAACAACATAGATCTTAACCAGTATATACAATATGACGAAAGTGGTCATAGAAGACTATATTTTAATAAAAGTAAATTTTTAGAAGATGCTTTGGAGTATGTACAAAACGATAATGTAGACTATGAAATCATAGAGGAATGGTTGTGATGAAACACTTAAATAAAACTCATGTTGATTTATGTAGTGGTATTGGTGGCTTTGCACTTGGCTTAGATGAAGGTGCAAAGTTATCCAAACCAATTTTATTTTGTGATACCGAACAATGGTGTCACAAAGTATTGGAAAAGAATTTTCCAGGAGTCCCAATCTTTAATGACGTAAAGGAGTTAGCAAATGAGCCAAAAAGATTTATTCCAAAAAAACCAGATATCCTCACATCTGGATATCCCTGTCAGCCGTTCAGCGTTGCAGGAAATCGCAGAGGGCAAGAAGACCCTCGCCACATCTTCCCGTACATCTTTAGAATTGTTGAACAAACGAGACCCTCTTATGTCATTTACGAAAATGTTTATGGACATCTCTCGTTGGGATTGGACGAGGTTCTCTTTAAAATGGAAAGCATCAACTACTGTACGAGGACATTTGTATTTCCGTCTTCATCAATCGGAGCATGGCACAAAAGGGACAGACTCTGGATCATCTGTAAATCTCTATGCGACACCGAACACAATGGATCATCTTCCACCGAGGAGTCCAGAGGCAACGAAGAAAATGCAAGAGGGACACAGAAAGGGTCGCAAGAAACCGAGCAATCTGAGAGAGCAGTTAGATCCAATGACAATGAGTTTGTATCCAACTCCAACGACCAAAGGGTTCGGTCATGCCTCAGAGGGTCAGACAATGATCTTCAGAAAGAAAGTGGAGAATGGAGAGATGACAGAAGCAGAAGCTCAAGCAATGATGGACGGAGTGACATTGAGACCACCGAGAATGAAAACCTGGAATTATCCAACTCCACTAGCGAGGGATTGGAAAGACGCATCATACAATCCAACATGGAAAGAGAGCAGAGACAAATCGTTACCGAGAGAAGTGTTGAAAGAAAACTATCATGGTGGGAAGTTGAACGCCAACTTCACGGAGTTCCTAATGGGATATCCACAGAATTGGACAAAGATAGAAAACACCGATTAATCGGATTGGGTAATGCAATATGCCCTCAAAATGCAATGTATTTAGGTTTAGCTTTAAGAGGAGAATTTGAATGATAAACCAAGATTATAAAAATGGGTGGAGATACATAGTTTGGGTTGGAGGCAACGACAACTATTTTAAAAAACTTAAGGACGCAAGAAAAGATTTTGAGTTTTGGACAAATGATGGCTATGATGATGTTTGTTTATGTAAAATAAAACCAGATGGAAATGACGAAGTTATAAAACAAGCATGAAGAAAAAAGGTCGCCCAAAAGGATCAGTATTGAGTAATGTGCAAAGACTAGAAAGACTTAGAATTTTGTACATTGCTCATACTAAAAAGTTTGGAAGAATAAGTGATGAAAGATATCAAGGGGTTCTTGACGGCATAGACCTTTGTATGGAAGTTGCAGACAATATAAAATTATTTGAAGAAGATTTACATGGAAAGTCTTGACTTAAGAAAAATATCTATGTTATTTCTTAATTGCACGAGGCAATTACGGGAATTGCTACTCAATGCCCTTGTCGGAGAGGGTTTTCCTCCCCTTGTCCTCTCCGACAACCTCATATTCACCTTCTATGAATGCAGACGGATAGGCTTTTTTAATCTCAGACAATCTAGCAACAATCTCCTCACGAGAAAGTTTATCTAATTGATGTACAACATTAGTTTCCCTTTTATCAATAGCAAGACCACCGAGAGCAGACCTTATCTTCTCTGCATTGACGGCGGCAGAAAATTGACCAGAATCTTCAGCTCCTCTGGAGAGATCAGAGAATCTTTTCAATTGACCGAGCAAAGTAACTCCATATTTCTTTTCTCTGGCTTCACGAAGTTCTTTTATATGATCCACAACCAGAGGAAAATCTTTACCATTGAGCAAAAGGCTCGCAGTTTTAGCTGCTTGTCCTTCAGAGTATCCAGCTTTTCTAGCACATTCAGCATTAGAATAAGTGCCTTCAACAATAAATTTAGCAAATTCTTTTTGTCTATTTGTAAGAAATTTTTCTTTTGGCATACCCCCATAATAGTGTTTTCCCCATATTTTTTCAATTCAAAACACAAAAAAATGCCCGCGTGTCATCATAAATCGTATATGAAGTGTAACATCTGTAACCAAAGTGTAACCAATAACCCTAGTGTCAGTAAGGGTTTGAGGGGTGTGGTTACAAGGTTACACTGGTTACACCTATTTTTAAAAAAATTTTCTAAACAAAAAATTATGACAGAAACACTATATGTTTGACAGAATTGCAGATCAATGGGATAATTTAAGAAAGGAGTTTCTATGAAACCTACTTTATTAACAGACGAAGACGTAGACAGAAGAGCCCATGTTTCGTGGTCCGAGGCTGTTGGACGAGTTGAGCGAATAGTCATGGACACAGTAGAAGACCTCAAGAAGAAAGAAGGTGGAGACATTTATGCCGAAGAATTACTTTCATGTTGGAAGAGAATAGTAAAGGGTTGAATGTTTGTTGCTGTAATATTAGTTTGTTCTATGTATGCTAATCCAAAATGTGTGGAAGTTTACGATACGATAGAGCCATATGGTTATGAGAAGCTTGAAGATTGCCAGAATAGAATTTTTGAAATGGCAGTTGGAATAAGAAGCACAATACCTGTTCCACATTCAATGGAGATGAAATGTTTAAAGAAGGAGAATAAGAATGAACGAAGAACCTAAGAGCCATTGTCCAGGTAAAGTTTGTCCAAGATGCAAGATAGCTTTACAGACAGTAGAAGTGCATGGACATTTACAATGTGTGATGTGCAAAACAGTTGTTGAAGACTGTTGCCAAGGATCACCACAAAAATGAGTGACAATGTTTTAAAATTTCCGTATAAATTAAAGAGGACACAATTGCCATTAGAAAGAGTCTGCGATATGGCAAAAGTAAAATTGGACAAAGCAGTTATTGCAGGCGTAACTGATCAGGGTCAAGTTCAATTAATGACAACATTCCAAGACCCTGCCGAAGTCCTTTATTATTTAGAAATGGCTAAGACAGGACTAATGCAAGGCATGGTATTAATGGAAGAGGGAGAGATAGATGAAGAAGAGTGACAAAAAAAACGTACACAATAAAGTTAGAGATAACGTCATCGAGTTTCCCAAATCACCCCCACCTAGCGATGGCGGTAGCGAGACAGATGTGGAAAGTGGGGAGGGACTCACATTCTATTTCACTCCAGATTGGGACACCAGTGGAGACGATCCAGAAGATAGCGAAGCTTGAGAACTGGAAAAGAGAAGAAAGAAATACTATTGATTCTCATGTAGGTTATTGGGGACCTTTTTTAACTGAGGAAGAATCATTAGAATTGTGTGATGAAAAATTTGAAGATGACCCTAGAGCATTGAAAGAAAAGAAAACTATGTGGAAGAATAAATATACAGTTCATTCGTCATCAAGTTCAAGTTTAGCTTGGACTGAAGATACTTACGAATAATTTTTTTCTTTGACATATAGGAAAAACTGTGATTTAACTATAAAAAAAGGGAAGGAAATTAAATGGCAACAT